ATACTAGTCCACCCTCCTGAATCATCCACTCTGACAAAAGGTCAAACACCCGAGTCTTCAGTTCCCTAGACACGACTTCCCACAAACACTTCTCAAACTTTGCCCCTCCGTCTTCGTCGTACCACCCAGTTCTTGCCCACATATTCATGACCTCGAGCAACTTTTCAGGAAGACGCGCAATACTCATACGACATTGAATACCCTCCAGTGCACCAGCAATAGCGTCCTTGACCATCTTGTCATGCTCAATGTTGGTCATCAAATCCATAATCACTTGAGCACTCATAGTCGCTTCACGCTTTTCTCTCTATATAATCGCTAGGCTAGCAATTAACTAAATAAAAAACCAATTCAATTTTAAAAAAACATAACAACAATTTTTAAAAGACTATTTACAAGTCCAGTCATAAACGCTAGGAGGAGGAATGCGACGAACCATTGAACGCATTCTTGTTCTGCAATGGCAATCACACCATTCACGTTCATCCATGCGACGCCACGTGTTAGCTTGGTACCAATCTTTATAGTCTTCAGCTGAAAGAGTGTTAAGAGCTTCTTCTTGTGCTTTTGACATAGTTCTAGCATCTAAGTCTGGGTCATATTCATAAGACAATGGTTTATCTCTTTGATGTCTTGGACAACAGTCACATTGTGCTAGTGCAGCAAACTGTTTTTTTTTTGTTTCACTACTTTGCTCATCCATATAAACAGGTCCTCTACAATAAGGACAAGTAATTAGCCCACACAATGAACCCTTATTGCATGCAGAAGTCCATTGTTGTAAACACTTTTTATGATATATATGACCACACGCTGTAATAAGTCTTCGCTTACCTCTTCCTGAAATACAGCCATTGACTTCAATATTCCCATCATTGTCCTCTAAACATATATTACAAGTCACAATATCATCAATCATAAAAGCACAGAAGGGTGGCAATAGTGTAGTCAACTTAGGCAAAGGTTTGAGTTTAGATTCCACAGTCACTTTCAAGCTCATATTTAAGCTTTTTATATAGTTATAAGTTTGCAATTATATATATAAAAATAAATCAATTTTTTTCATATATATTATGAGATATTATGAGTTATATGTTAAAAAATAAATAACATCTTCATAACTCAGATTAATATTTAAAATATTTCTATAAATTTTATAATCATATGGTAATTCAATAGCAGTTGCACATTTATTTATAAAGGTTATACAGCCTGCTCCGTCTAATTTTTTAGTAAAATTTAATTTTGTTGTTATTATTGGTATATTTGTTGTTTCATCAAGTGCAACTATTAATTCGCTAACAGATGCTGGTTTTTTAATAGTACATTGACCTAAATAATTCGACGTTAATATATTAAGATTATAATTTTCTATATTACTAATAGTATGTGCAATAAAGTTTATATATATTTCCTTTAATTCATAACTATTTATTATATTATTGTTGTAATCAATTACTAAGTTATGCGCAAAATCATATAAATAAGTAAAATTATTATTATTATTATTACTAATAGAAGCAACATATGCCACACACCCAGAAGAATAACAATAAATAGGTTTGTTGGCTATGTTGGCTATGTTGGCTATGTTGGCTATGTTAGCTATTTTATTATTTTGTAAATAACCATAATAATACCAAAATCCAGAAAACCCTCCTCCTCTAATATATACACAATCGCTATTATTAGTATTACTAGTATTACTATTAAATAAAGCAACAAGTAAAATTAAGATGGTTGTTAAAATATGCTTTAATGTCATTTAAAATATAAATAGTGTTTACTATTTAAGTATTATTTAATATTTATTTTCTCCAATAAGCTATTATTATATATCAAATTACCAGAAGGTTTATATGTTTTAATATCTTTATAATCCTTAGTATTAGTATTAGTTTTAATACTTTTATTATTAGAAAATAGCATATGTTCGCTATTTATTGCTGGAGTATTTGCACTACTAGCACTATTAGCACTATTTTCTTCATTTATAATATTACCATTTTCATCAATAGAGTTTCCGGTTCTTTTCTTTATTTCACTTCTAACATAAGCTGGAACCCAATGTTTCCAGCTTATAAACAGCAAATTTGGGTGTGTATATCTTACAATAAAGCCGTTTTCTCTCAATTTTTCAATAACATAGGCAGTACAATCTCTATGGTCATATTTAGGAACCCCTAAAATCATTTCAGGCATAACATACCAACAGCAGTTTTCATTTAACATATTTTTAGAAATATATTTAATCTTATTATGTATTCTTAACAATATATTATTATAATTTTTTAAGACATTTAAGTCTTGTTGCTGTTTTTTGCTATATAATTCATCAATATTTAGTTTTAAAGAAGAGTCTTCGTTGTCTATTTTATTTGAAAAATTATAAAAAATATCATTAGACATACTATTATTTTTTAAATTATAATAATATTAAAAAATAACTAATTAAGCTCATTTTAATATTTTTATATAAATATAAAGTTATAAGTATAAAGTTATATAAAAATATATAAAAATATATATAAATAAATAAATAAATAATAATGACAATTAAACACTTGATTTTGACGGGTGGTGGTCCTATTGGATTTGTTGAATATGGTGCTTTAAAATATTTAGCAACCACTAATATTATTAATTATAATAATATACAATCTATATATGCTGTGTCTATTGGTGCGTTTGTAGGTTTTATATATACATTAAATTTGGAGTGGTTATGGGTTGATGATTTTATAATTAAAAGACCTTGGAACAAATTAGTTCGTTTTTCTTATACAAATTTACTATATGAAAAAGGTATAATAACTAGAACTGATGTAGTGAATGCATTAGAGCCTCTATTTTTAACAAAAAATATACCGCTAACAATAACACTATTAGAGTTTTATAATTTAACAAAAATAGAGTTTAATATATATGCTTGTACTTTTACGACCTTACAACAAAAAAAATTTAATCATATTACTACGCCTAATATAATGTTAGTCGATGCTTTATATGTATCGTTAGCAATTCCATTAATATTTGCACCGTTAATTATTGATGATTGCTTTTACTTAGATGGAGCTATAATACAAGGCTGTCCTATAAATAATTGTATTGCTGAAAAACAATGTGATCATAGTGAAATTTTATGCTTTATAAATGACAAAACTAATCCGATAGACTTATCTAATGTTTATCATAGCGCTAGCAGTGTTAGCACTAGCACTAGCACTGTTAGCACTGTTAGCAACAATATTAATTTTTTAAAATATTTTTATTTATTGTTTAATACTTGGTTTATGAACATATCAAACATAGAAAATGAAATAATTGTTCATATTAAAAATAGTATAAATGTTGCTTTAATTCATAATGGTGCAAATTTGAAATATTGGAATTATATTTTAAATACAGATACTGAGAGAACACATTTAATAAATTTGGGCACACTACAAGCTAAAAAGTTTATTAGCACTTTAGAATTAGAACTAGAAAATGACCCTAACCCTATTTGTAGTAACCAGATACAAGTTAACGCAGAAGTTGAAACACAAGCTGTTAGTAAGTTAGTAGATAGAAAATTGTTATATGTATTAAATTCTTATTTTAAGTCTGTGTTATATATATTTTATATTTATTTTATAGTTATTTTATATATATTTTATAAAAATATAAAAATATAAAAAATTATTATCATTTAATATTATTATTATTATTAAATGACAATAGTTAAGCATTTAGTTTTCTCAGGAGGCGGTCCTATTGGATTAGTTGAATATGGTGCATTAAAATATTTAACTGAGAAAAATTTTATTGACTATAAAAATATAGAATCGATTTATTCTATATCGGTTGGAGGTATTATAGGCTTAATATATATATTGAATTACGATTGGACATGGATGGATGATTTTTTAATTAAGAGACCATGGAATAAATTATGTAATATTTCTTATAGTTCATATATTAATATATTATATGAAAAAGGCATAATTAATAAAAAAGTCATAATTAGCGCATTAGAGCCATTATTTTTAGCTAAAAATATACCGCTAAATATTACACTATTAGAGTTTTATAATTTAACAAAAATAGAGTTCAATATATTTGCTTGTTGTTTGAGCAACTTAAAGCAAACAAAATTTAACTATATTACTACTCCAAATGTTGAATTAATAGATGCTTTGTATATATCTTTAACTGTGCCAATAGTTTTTGCACCATTATATGTTAATGATGACCTTTATTTAGATGGTGGTATAATAGTTGGCTGTCCTATTAATCTATGTATTGCAGACAAAGAATGCAATAATGATGAAATTTTTTGTTTTATGAATGATAAAATGCACCCTATTGACTTATCTAACAGCTTTTATAATAAATATTCAGAAAATACTAAAGCTAATAATGTTATATCCAAAGAGGCTAATTTTTTCGAATATATATTTTTTCTTATTAAAAAGTTATTTGTTAAGATCTCAAATGTTGAAAATGATATTGTTACTTATATAAAAAATCATATTAATACCGCATTGTCGTATAATGCTATTGATATAAGCTATTGGTTTCAAGTTATGTCGTGTGAAAAAGAACGATGTCATTTAGTAAATTTAGGAAAAATACAAGCAACAAATTTTCTTAATAAATTAGAAGAAACTAGTCTATTAGAAACTAGTCTATTAGAAACTAGCTGTATTGAGCAAATTACTACTTTAATTAATCAAGAAGGAGAGTCTAGTATTAGCATTAGCATTAGCACTAGCATTTTAACTAATCAAGAAGAAGAAGGAGAGGGAGAGTCTAGCCTCTCTATTTTTTAACAGTCGACTCTAAAAATTGTATTAAATTTTCTTTAGTAGGTTTAGCATCGTAATCATATACTTTTCCTTTATATATTAATTTTATGGTTGGATAGCCTTGTATTTTATACTTAGTTGCCATAGCACTATTTTCATCACAATCTATTTTTGTTACTGTAATTTTATAGCTGTTTTCAGCATTTAATCCATTAACATAGTCCTCAAATTTCTTAATTTCTGGCATTGATTGCTTACAATAAGGGCACCATTGTGTATAAAAATATAATACTAATACATCATCGCTGTTGCTGTTGTTTTTATTAACATATTCTTTATTTACTTTATGGTTCTTATTTATTAAATTCTTGATAAAATATTTATATACATATAGTGCTACTAACATAAATAGTGCTACTGCAAATAATATTAGCAACAGTCTTTTTTTGTCTTTTGCGCTATTTACAAAATCATCTTTGAAATTTACTAAATAACTATTAAAAATCTTTGAAATGTTTTTAAACATAATTATTTATATAATAAAATAAATAATTATTTTATATTTAACATAATAAATAAATTATTATATTAACTAATATTATTAAGTAATACTATTTAAAAATATGATAAATACTAAAAAAAATACTAAAAAAAATACTAAAAAAACAAAAAAGAGTATGATTTATAACACTAAAGATTACAGTAGTGGAGATGGTATGTTAACAAGTATATGGGGGCCTAGTTTGTGGCATTATTTACACGTAATGAGTTTTAATTATCCAATTAAACCAACAAATATACAAAAACAAAAATATAAACAATTATTGCTTAATTTTCAGCACACATTGCCTTGCAAATATTGCAGAATAAATCTTAAAAATAATTTTAAAAAGTTTCCGCTAACAGATACTATTTTTAAAAACCGCAATAATTTTTCGCGTTATATTTTCAATTTGCATGAACAAATAAATAAAATGTTAGGAAAGAATTCGGGGCTAACATATTGCGAAGTGCGTGATAATTATGAAAATTTCAGATCACGTTGCACTATTGAAAAATCTAAACTATTTAATTTTACAAAAAAGAAGGAAAAAGAAAAAGGTTGCACAACACCATTATATGGAAAGAAGGCTAAATGCGTAATAAATATTGTTCCTCAAGAGAAAAAATGTAAAACATTTAAAATAGATAAAAAATGCTTTAAGCATAAATAATTTAATTTAAAACAATTAAAACATTTAAAACAATTAAAACAATTAAAACAATTTAAATAAATAAAATAATTAAAATAGTTAATTATGTTATAAATGCATAAACGTTCCCACTCAAGAAAAAAGAAGCGTGTAAATTTTGCAGCGTTGTCTAAGAAAAAATTAATCAAGTTCATAAAAAATCTTACGCGAAGAACAAGTAGGTCATTTAGAAAGTTTGGAAAACAAAAAGGAGGATGAGGAGATCCTACTGTTTAAGCAGGTGTTATAAAAAAATAATACATACTATGAAAATATTATGATTAATCTAATTTATTAGAGTTGTAATGTTTGAGAAACATGTATATAACAATTATTATTACTATTTAAAGATATAAATAGAAATAATATTTAGCTAATATTTAGCATTAATATAGTTTATTTAGGTTCCAAACGTGCTAAAGTCTGCTAACAC